TAACCGGGGGGCGGATCCAGGACCAGGAAGACATTGCCACGGTTCTGAGCCAGGCCCACGATGGGGCCGACGATGGTGGGGTCGTACTGACCACACAGGTTGACCACGAAGGGCTGGTCCGGGAACTGGTCCAGCATGCCGAACGCCGTCTGATAGTCGGTGGGCTGTGGGACAGGAGGCACAGCCGGGGGCGAACCCGTACCGTCCAGGCCACCGCTCAATTGCGTAGCCGTAGCTGTCGGCTTGGGGTTGTTGGCCGGGGGCGTGCTGGTCGATGGGCCACCCGCAGGCTGCGACAACACGATCCAGTTGGAGCCGGTGTAGGGGTTGTTCACGATGGGCAGGGCGTAGTTGGACTGCCCCAGGTAGTTGGAGTTCTGGACCATGGACAGGTTCAACCACTGCTCCACCACATTGCCTGGACCCGGTGTGCCTACGCCTCCCGGCAGATAATGGACCACGATGTTGAAGGTCAACGCCGGAGTCGTCGGGGTGCTATTGGCCTGGGTTTGGGCACCCGGCGTGATGTCGATGTAGAGGTTGTTGCTCCATGAGCCTGGGTTGGCAGCCGTGATGGTCAGGGTGGGAAGCGGAGTGGCAGCCTGGTCGCTGATGGTGGTCTTGGCTGCCACTGGAAGCGACGCTGCGGTGTTGACACGAATGACCACCGCAGCGGTACCGCCCGCAGAAAAATAGCTGTAGACGGCCAGATGCAATGGGCTTACGGGGCTATTTAGCTCAAAGCCACCGTACGTCCCCACGAAGTCCTTCCAACTGGTCACGACAGTGGCCGTCATTGGCCCCCGAGGGGCCATCCCGATGAAGCAGGCAACCGCATCACCAGGCGTGGAACTGACGTAGGTGGGGAACGACGAGGTGTCGATGTAGACGCCTGGACGGGTCAAGGTAGTGGGCATATCACGCTCCTGCTGTCTCGGATCGGTACTGGCCGTGGATCTCGCCGGGAAGTACCTGGGGCGTGTCCCCGATAGCACTCACCGCACGCTTGCCCCACACCACCTGGCCGGAACGGGCCTCGACCAGATCGAGGATCACCTTGGCAACCCGAGTAGTGGCGATGGGGATCATCGACTCGACTTCGGTTGAGATACGGACTTGATAGATCTGCCGGAAGAGCCGCTTGTCGGCCTCCATGCTGTTGGTGCGAGTGGTACCGAGGATGGTGAGCCTTCGCACCGTGCCCCCTGGGCAAGTCACCTGGGCGAAGCGGGGGTGCAGTCGACCCAGGGCGAGAGCGCCACTGATCTGGCTGATGTGCTGGTTGATCCTGGCCGACACCGTCACCGTGTAGTCGAAGTCCATGGGGATCGGGTACTCCATCATCACCGCATCCGGCCAGGGGATGTTCTGGAGATAGCGATACCACACCGGCACCCAGCCTCGATGCTCCCGCTCATGGGCCACCCGCTCGCTGACAAAATTCAGGATGATCGACGGGTAGGTGATGCGCCTTTCCTCACGCTCTGGATTGTGAAACCACACCGGCACCGGACGAGGCGTATTAGGGCTGGTGTTGATGTCGGTGACGGTGACGCCCTGGAGCAATTGCTTTAACCCCATGTCCTCTTCGGTGTAGAGGCCCAGGAAGGGAGGATTGGGGTCAGTGTCGTACTGCGGATCGATGACGGTCATTTCAAGGACGCCGCCAGTTCAGAGAAGAACTCCTGCTCGACATCCCCGGCCTGCTTCTCCAGATCGAGGGCCACGTCAGCCACCTGGAAGATCTCATCCATCCGGTGGGCACGGGGCAGCAGGGGATCGTCAGGTGGGATGCCCACGTAGACGTTGGCGGTCTCCACCCACACCCGGAAGCCATCACCCACGTCCCGGTACTGGGAGATGGTGGGTTCGCCGTAGACCAGGGTCCGCATGTTCCGGCGCAGTATTTCTCCCGCCGACTTGGCAGCACCCACCACAGTCTTGGGCTGACCCATTTTCTCGTACTGGCGTGCAGCCTTGCCCAGCATGTCCACGTCGGATCGGTTGACGCAGTTGAATAAAGAGGAAGGCATTTTCCCTCTGTCGCTGGGCGTTTTTTGGCTGGTACTACCTGACCGGCGTTAGCGGGCCGGATAGCTCCAAGCGTAGGTCCGGGTGCAACGCCCCCCTTGACCACCCGAACATAGCCTTGAGGTGTGTCAGTAACTGGGCCGGTCTCCGGGCTTCCCAACCCCTACGACATCACGGCAGGCCAGCCGGGGCAGTACCCCGACACCGACCAGGGACTCCTGTACCCTCCGGTCGATCCCTCATCGACGCAGCGGATCGCTCAGATGGCACGGCTCCGGTTGCGGGATCTGCCCCGGCCCTTCCTCGCACGACAGACCACGTCAGGGGTGGCATGGCGTTTTGAGCTTCCGGTGGAGAACGTCCAGGCTGATGCTCTCCAGGTGGTCCTCACCGACACCACCTCCAACGGGACGGTGAGTCAGGTCCAGGGCCAGGACTACGTTCTCGATGCCCATGGTGGCATCGTCACCTTCCGGGCCGCTCCCGGCCAGGGGCTGCTCATGGTGGCCCAGGGCACCTACTACCGGGACTTCCTGCCCGCCGAGCTTGACCTCTATATCCGCACGGCCTACATCCAGCACACCTATGGGAGCGACCCGGCCTGGGAGGGCACGCTCGACATGGGGTACCCACCCCCACCTGGCCCTCCCCCGCTGAACTCCGCAGGCCAGCCCATCTACCCCGGCACCCCGGCCCCCATGATGCTCAACGAGGTGGAGGAGTACCCGGTCTCCATCCTGGTGACGATCATGGCCTTGTGGGACATGGCCGTGGGCCTGGCCCAGCAGCATGACGTGCATACGCCCGATGGCGTGACCATCCCCATCAGCCAGTCCTTCCAGCAGATCATGTCCATGATCAATGCGCTCCAGCAGCAGTACCTGAACCTGTCGAGCGCCCTGGGCGTGGGCCTGTACCGCATCACCCAGTCCAGGCTGCGCCGGGTCAGCCGTACTACGAAGAGGTTGGTGCCTATCTTCCGGTCCAAGGAGTACGACGACATCACCTGGCCCCAGCGGGAGATGCCACAGATCGATGTCACGCAGAAGATGTACACCTACCAGGGCACCTGGGATCCCGAGCGGCCTTACAACGTCCAGGATCTCATCGACTTTGAGAACCACCGCTACGTGGCCCTCCAGCCCAGCACCAACATCAACCCCACCTTGGATGTCGACCCCAAGACCGGATCCGGGTACTACTGGGCCTGGACCACGATAAATACCGGGTGGGTCGGCTGGTGGTGAACCCTCAGGACAGGAAGGAAGCCGAGGAACACCGGCTGAACCAGCAGCAGTTCGGCCCTCATTTGCCGGGGCGGGACGTGAATCCACACCAACTGGCTCTGCCTGGCATGGAGAAGATGGCCCACCCCTGGGCCGAACACCTGGCCCGTGGCTACACCCTCCAGTACGGCCAGTCCCGGAGTGAGCATCACCTCCAAGCCTGGGATCTCAGCCACCCCAAGTACCCCACCGAGGTCGCCCACCTGGACTGGAAGAAGAAGCGGGGGCCGATAGGGCCAGCCACCTATCCAGGCGAGATCTCCATGGTGCAGAACCTCGCCCGAGAGGAAGGCTCCCGCATGGAACCCAAGGCCAAGGGCCTGGCCGGGGCACTCATGCGCTCAGCCCACTACTTCAACTTCGGCCAGGACACCGTGCCCATCCATTCCCCCGTCCGATCCTTCGCCGGGGAGCATTTCGCCAGCACGGTGATGCCCGAACTCAAGCCCGACGTGTGGAACAACTACATCAGCGAGGAACACACCCGTGCCCCCGGCAAGCCTCCAAGCGAGTACCCGAAGTGGCCCCACACTGACATCAAGGCCGTCCATCCCTTCCAGAAGGCAGAGATCGAGGCCCGTAATACCAGGCTCACCAAAATCAGGGGCAAGACCCAGCAAGTCAAGTCAGGTCAGGGGACGCTCTTCTAATGCCGATCTACACCCCCAACTACATCGCCAAGGACCGGGTCATCCGCATGAACGAGGTCATGCGGAACTACCAGCGAGTGTGGGGCGAATCGGTCCTGTGGGCCGAGTACGACGCCATGGACGCCTCCAAGCATCAGGTCTACGACGAGGGGCCAAGCCGGGTGTGGTACCCACCCGTGGTACTACCCGTGATGTTCCTCGACTTCCGCCAGGACGATCCCATCGACACCGATGAGGGCTTCTACGTCCTGTCCACGGCCAGCGTGTGCTTCCAGGTGACCGAGGCCACCGACCGCTTCCGAATAAATCCCCTCTTCACGGCCTCGCACTTTCGTGACCGGTTTTCCTACGACAACATCGTCTATCGGGTGACCAAGTACGAGAAGCAGGGCTTCGTCCACGGCACCTACCTCACCATCAGCGCCCTGGGCGAGCAGGTAAAGGCCGAAGAGGTCGTTAACGACGCCCAGCAGCAGGACTTCTTCGTGCAGCAGTTGGTGTGGTGATGGACGCCCTGATGATCTGGAACGCACAGACCCAGGTAGTAGTGGTCAAGTACCCGAGAACCGTGCCCATGAACCCGCCTGACCCCTTCCAGGGCTGGACGGCCCAGGACCAGGAGATGCGGCCTGAAGTACCAGGAGTGACGGCCTGATGCCCCTCATCCAGTACGACTTCTACCTCAGCGCCGGGGCCGACTGGCAGAAGACCGTGCGCCTGCGTGACCCCACCTCACAGAAGCTGATCGCCCTGGAGGCGGCGGTCATGGAGATCCGCAACAGCAACTACGTCCTGGTGCTGCGGCTCGACTACGCCACCAGCCGGTGTGTGGTGCTACAGGACGGTGCCTCGATCTCGTTGCACATCCCTGCTGAAGACAGCCTGGCCTACCTGTCCCAGGGCAACTACCCAGGGGCGGTTCAAGCGGTCGGAGTGTGGGGCATCGGACGCTCTTACATCTACGACCTGTTCGTCCTCTATGGCACCGGGGTGCAGGACCGCATCATGCGGGGCTACTTCTACGTCGACCCCAACATCACCAGGGCACCCGACGTAGTGGCCCAGCCGCTCGCCATCGGATTGAAGGGCAGCTATGACTGACGCCATCGTCATCACCCCCGAGAATGATGTCATCGAGATCCTCACCCCTGGTCTGCCGGGGCCTCCCGGCCAGCCCGGTCCCCAAGGCCCAGGAGGGGTGCAGGGGCCAACTGGACCAGCAGGCCCAGTCGGTCCCAGTGGGCCACAGGGGCCTCCAGGGGGCTTTGTGGTCGCTGCGGTGGTGCCAGATGTCAGCCACCTCCCTGCGGCCCCCACGTCGGCTCAGGCGGGCCAGGTATGGCTGGTTGGTACTACCAGCTACGTCGTCTACTGGTGGAATGGGACGGCCTGGCAGACCCTCAACATGGCAGCCGGTCCTCAGGGGCCTCCAGGACCAGCGGGGCCGACTGGACCAGCCGGTCCCCAGGGAGCAGTAGGGCCGACTGGCGCACAAGGACCGGTCGGAGCCACTGGCGCAACTGGAGGCATGGATCAACTCCTCCCCGCAAGCTGGCAGGATGCGTCCTCACTCCTGGTCACGCCCTGGAAGGCCCTACCCGGCTCCCTAATTAGCTACTCGCTCGACGGGTTCGGTCGCTGCCAGTTACGGGGTGAGGTTTACTTCCAGGGCGGCAATCCTGGGGACGCCTCGATCATTATGACCTGCCCCCCAGGCACCACACCGACGCAGAACGCCACCCTGGCAGCCATCGAGGATGTCATCCCGACACGGGTGTACAGGGTCGACGTACGCACAGATGGCAACATTGTCCTGCGGTTCCCAGTGCCCCAGTCAACGGGCCAACTTTTCCTCGACAGTCTCATTTGGAGCAAGGAGTAACCATGACCGACACCGCCCCGCCTGAAGAGCCTGAGTCCCAGTCCCAGCCCGGTATCGAGACCGAGAAGTCTGCCGAGATCACCACCCAGCAAGGAGCCGAGATCTCTCACTCCGAGGAGACTGGTGTGGTGTGGCCCCCCGAAGCCGGGGATCCTGCCACGGGTGAAGGTGCCCATGGTGAGACCACGCCTGAAGAGGCCGAAGCAGAATAATGGCCCTAAAGCGAGTCGCCATCCCTTCCCCGAATTATTCCAGTCGAGGAGGGGCTGGCGTCAGATTGATCGTCATGCATACCGCTGAGGGATCGAGAACATACCAGTCGTTGGGTTCATATTTTCAGAACCCGTCATCAGGGGTTTCTTCCCATGTGGGCATTGACGACACCGCCAACACGGTTGGCGAATACGTACAACGGTCAGGGAAGGCGTGGACTGCCTCCAACGCTAACCCCGTGGCTGTACAGGCTGAACTCTGTGCCTTTGCCGCCTGGGACAACGCCGAGTGGCACAGGCACCCAAACATGCTCAGCAACGCTGCCGCCTGGATCCGGGAGGAGTCCCAAGCCTTCGGCATCCCCCTCGTCCGACTCAACGCCAGCCAGGCCCAGGGGTCAGGACGGGGCGTCTGCCAGCACGTTGATCTCGGAAGCTGGGGTGGAGGTCACACCGACTGTGGCCCCGCCTTCCCCATGGACGAGGTCATCGCCATGGCCGGGGGCCAGCCAGGCCCCGCCCCTGGTCCCACACCTCCTCCAGCCGGAAAGGCTCCACCATTCCCCCTGCCATCCGGCTACTACTACGGGCCTGCTTCAGGACCGACCCAGTCAGTGTCAGGTCAGTACCCACCCTACGGTGGGCCGAACGGAGCGGCAGGACTCAAGCAGTGGCAGGCACAGATGGCAGCCCGAGGCTGGACGATCAGTGCTGATGGGTTCTACGGTAATCAGACTGCTGGAGTAGCACGCCAGTTCCAGCAAGAGAAGGGCCTCTCAGTGGACGGTCTTATCGGCAGCCAGACATGGTCTACAGCCTGGACCGCCCCTGTGACCTGATGCCCTTCGGCAAGCCACCAGACCAAGCATGGTCTGCTTACATCCGACAGATGTTGTCCTTTGTACTGGGTGGTGCCGTGGTCATTCGGGGCATCATCCAGAAGGGGGCCAATGTTCCCGAGCTAGTGGTTGGGCTGCTTCTCATGGGCGTGGTACCAGTAGATGCTGTCCTGAATCGATTAGGTGTAGGCAAGAAGACAAACGGTGAGTTCAGTACCGGGAGCGGAACAGCCACCTCAGAAGCAACCCCTGTGGGATCGACTAGCCAGCAGCCAGGAGGTTGAGTCACCACGATGGCTAGTCAGATCCAGACAGGTCATCATCTTCGCATTAGGCGTATGGATGATCGTCTATTCGGTGAGGGCGTCGAGCAAGAACATCGCCTACGTCATCGCCGGGTTCATACTGGTAGGCATCATCCCTGTAGAGGAAGTGATCCGGCACGCCGCCCAGATCAACACCAGGCGACAGGAGCGTAAAAACGCACGTCAATCACCGACCTCATCGCCCTCCTCACCGGAGTCGCCGGGATCATCACTGCCATAGGCGGCATACTGCTGGCCGTGAGGGCAGTACGGAACAAGGAGCGTAAGTCAGCCAAGGAGGACTTGGACACTGTGAACGTCATGCTGTCTGAGGAGCGGCGGTTACGGATCGAGTCCGAACAGCGCAACTACGAGTTGATGATCCTGCTGGCAGAACATGGCATCAAGCCACCGTTGAGGCAGGTCACAGATGAGAATCCTTCGTAGGATCGGCAGACTCTTCGTATCCGCTTGGTTCTGGCTCATCATCGCCGGGTGCCTGCTTACGACCTCGTCGCTGTTCCTGGTCTACGGCAATCCTTCAAGTGCCTCAACGACACCAGGGCCACAGGGACCAGTCGGACCACCAGGATCAATCGGGCCAGCAGGGCCACAGGGACCAAAAGGGGACAAGGGTGCAACCGGAACCGCCGGAACCAACGGAAGCTCAAGCTCAGGCAGTGGAGGCGGAACTGGAGGCACAGGAGCTACGGGAGCGACGGGAGGGGTGGGAGCGACGGGAGGAACGGGAGCCACCGGAGCCACCGGGAGCCAGGGATCGGCGGGTCAGACAGGCGGCACGGGAGCGACGGGGGCTACAGGCGGCACGGGAGCGACGGGTGGGACGGGTGCAGTTGGCCCGCCTGGAAGTACCGGACCTCCTGGCCCTCCTGGCCCTGCCGGTCCAAGAGGCGAGACTGGATCCACCGGGGCTAGTGGTGCTACGGGTAAGACCGGTGCTGTAGGAGCTACTGGGCCACCGGGACCGCAGGGACCGGCAGGTATGACCTGCCCCACCGGGTACAGCACCCAAGCCTTCACCATCAAGGAGAAGAGTCAGACCTTGAACGTCTTCGCCTGCATCCAGGGTTAGCTACTCGGTGTCACTCGCCAATCGTGAGGTGAACACGTCGTCCAGGTAGCCGGTAGCGCCCAAGAAGCTGGGATCCTGACCGGCCACGGCGGCGATCTGCTCCTCCAGGGTGGGCATGGGAGGCGGGGGCTGTACGTCGCTCATTAGCTCAGGTTCTTGCTATAGCTCCCTGCTGAGATGGTGAAGGTATCTCCCAGGTTGCAGGTCTTGGGCGTGCTAAGAGGGCCGAACCAACGGCGGGTGGTGCCGTTCACATCCCACTCCTCGACTCCCACGACTTGACAGGCGGGCATCGACGCATACGTCAGGGTGTTACTCGACGCAATGGAGCCACCGGAGGGTGCGGCGAACTGGATCTGCTTACGGCTATAGCTTCCGCCGCCCGTATTGGTCACCTCTGTACCCGGTGTCGTAGGGCTACCCATGGCCGTCACCAGGGCCACCATCTGCGTGCCGACGCCACCAGAAGGAGCCGTGAAGGCAGCCTGACCACTGCTGGCAGCGAGGATGTTGTTCGCTTCGGTTGTCGTCAGGTTGGCCGTGGCTCCTCCTCAAACTCTGCTGAGGTGATCCCTTGTTCCTCAAAGAGTTCCTGGAGGTACTCCCGTGGCGGGTTGCCCATGAACTCGTTGAAGCGGTCGCCCAGGTAGATGTCACCTAGGGCCTCCTGGGCGTGCTTCACGCTTACCTGGCAAATCTCACAGCCGTCTTCGGCACAGCATTGGACGTGTTTGGAGACCGACAGATCAGTTCCCTGGCGTGTAACCGGGTGGTTGATAGCCACGTACTGGACGTGATGAGCGTGGCTGTCGGTCTCACCGCACTTGGCGCATGTGCGCTCTACCCGCTCGACATCAGTCATCAGTGGTAGACGACTCCCCGGCTTTCCAGCCAGTTATAGAGGTCTCTCGGAACCCGATAACGGCGACCACGCAGGAAGGTGTAACTGGTGCCTACGCCGTAGGTCATGTCTTCGATGTCGGAGTTGACCCGAATGACTCGCCACTCATCCTCCACCACCATGGGTTCCGGCCCCAGGTCTTGCACCTCCAGGGCGTTGGGGGTCTGCACCTTGGGTACCTGCTTGGTCTCCATGTCCTGAAGATCCTTCATGGGGTCGTAGCCAGGGATCACGTTGGTGGGATCCAGGATGGGATCGTCCTCCATCGTGATCGGTCGGTTAGAGAGGGCCTCGATGCGGGCCTGGGCCTCCGGTGACATCTCCACCACCGCACCGGAGGAGGGGTCGTAGACCCCTTCCTCCTCGATGACGGTGTCGACCTGATTCACCAGGCCAATTTCCTGCTGACGCTGGGCCAGCGTGTCCTGGTTCTCCTCAGCCAGCTTGATGCGCTGGGAGCCAGTGAAGTCGCCTCGTTGCGGTCTCGCCATTGTACCTTTTCGTACCTTTTCAGTTAGTCCATGCCTGAACGACCGATTGGTCCGTTATGAGACCGAATCCCCAGATAGCATACCAACAAAGGGCATGTTCTCTACCGAAATCCAATACACCACCATCACGTAGCTCGACAGGCAACGCAATGGCATGACCGAACGCATTGTCCCCGAGGTAGAGCGCACCGTGCGTCACGCCAGCGTTGCCCTGACCGGTGCCGCCCGCAGGGCCTGCACCAGGGGCGTACTGCCGCACCTGGGTTGTCTCGATGTATACCACGTCATTTAGACGACCTATCTCGCCTATCATGAAGTTTCCAGGAGCGGCGTACTTGGTCATTTCGATGAATTCCGGGTTATCTCGTATCCTACGAGACTGATGCGGGTCGATGAAGCAGACGTAGGTCTCACCGATCCTGGGCACGTTCTTGGTCGCCAGGGTCTCCACGGCGTCCTTGGTCACGTTGACGCTCATGTACTGGGTGCCAGCCAGGGCGGCATAGTTCGCCGCCACCGTGCCCTGGTCATACGGGCTGATCGGGGTGATGGCACCAGTCGGCAGGGCGTAGCCGAAGATCGTGCTGGAGGACTGGTACAGGGTGTCCCTGGCCGAGCCGTCCAGGTACTTCGCCATGTTGCGGCCCAGGAGCCGAGAGGACGACGCCATCACGTCATCGAAGGACGCATTGAGCAGTAGCTCACTGACCGCCACGGCATAGCCCTGCTCAGCCACCGTGATGGCGTACTGGCTGGCCGTGAGGGCGGCGGTCTGCATGCGGACGCCTTCAACCAACTGCGTGGCGTCGCCCAGGTTATTATAACGCATGAAGTTCACTTGAAGTCCAGGTTGTATACCCAACTCCGTCTTCTTTACAGCAAACTGCTCGAAGCGCAGTACGGGCATTGACTGAAAGAGTATCTCTTTCGACCAAATGACCTGAATGGCTGGGGAAAGCTGTGAGTTCGTCCCTGGGTAGCCCGTGGGGCTGGCACTCAGCAGCGGGGTTCCTGTGATGCTGGATGGCACTAGCCAACCTCCTTATTTCGGGTACTACCTCTTCATTGCCCTCTGCGGCTTAACGACGCCGCTCGCAGCAACTGGTCTCGCTCAGCAGCGTATTCCTCCGGGGTCATAGCCTTGAGTTCATCCGCTGTATACGTGCGTGTGGTCTGTGAAGTCTCCATGGGGCCGACTGGAGGTGCGGTGACGCCCACAGTCGGTCTTGTGGAATTCACCTGACGCAGACCGTTGACCACATTGCTCTTGATCATGTCGGTTTTTTGGATCAGCAGAGTGATGGAATGATCGATCTCCTCTGGAGTATTTCCAGCAACAAGATCTCGGAGTTCCTCTGCGATTTTGTCGCCGTCCTGGGCCATGCGCTGAGCCAGGTAGGTCTGGAGCGAGGCATGACGGCGCTCCTGGTCAAGGATGGCAAGGGCGTTTTCCCGCTCCTTGCGCTCCGAGGCCAGCTTCTCTTCCCACTCCTGGTCCCTGCGGGCCATAAGATCCCGCAGTTCCATGTCCTCTTCTTCTTTTTTCTTGGCCGCTTTTGCAGCTTCCCGCTGAGTCTTCTCGTCAGCCTTGAGGCGATCCTCTTCGGCCTTGCGGAACTGAGCCAGTTCATTTTCCAGGCTGTCAGCCCTGGTCTGCTCAGCGGCGTAGCGGGCACGCTCCTCCTGGCGGATGCGCTCTACGTCCTCAGCGGTGAACGCCTGGGGCGGCTCGCCCCCACTGCGTTGCTGACGGGGTGGCTGAGCCGGTGGCTCCTGAACCGGGACAGTGATGCTGTTGGGGTCAGGCGGCGGCTCGCCTTCGGGTGGTGTGGTCGGTGGGTCGGTGACAGCCATTACTTACCTTCGTCCTCCTCCGGTACTCGTCGCTGGGGCATCGTGGTCCCGTGGGCCAGGGCCACGATTCGCTCAAACATCTTCTGGATGTCCTGAGCATTGGTGAGATCTATGCCAGGCAGCGCACCGATCTTGGGCGCTGAGCCTGGGGCACTGCTGACGTTGGGACCACCCGCCGACTTCACACCTGGGGGCTGCACCTGACCGGCCTGACCAGCACCACCGTT